AATAAAGATATTGATATTGTTGATTTAGAAGAGTTAGAACAACTACTTAATATGGAACCTAATCCAGATAACTATCCTAAATACAAAGAAGACCTCGTAAAAATTCGTATTAGTAGGGAAAATTTTTTCAAGGATTTTAATACCAAAATTTCTTATTCTGATAGCACGTTAGATACGGACACACCGACCATTCCAACCTATCCCGAAAATAATACAAAAGGTGTACTAAATAGATTACAAAGTAAACTAACAGATATGCCTGATTTCACACTCACCAATGCAAATGAGGGAGGGGCGGTTAGAAACCTTATTACTATACTTAACTCTGGAACTTATTCCCCAGAATTACCTATTCCACTATTTACTGAGGATGAAATTAAGGCTTTCACAAATGTTATTATGCAAGTCACTAGAAAGCGTTCTTCTTTAAGACCAAAAGTGGGGGAATTGCTTTCTGAGGTAGCGACAACCTCTGCTACATCAATTACAAATCGAAGAAGAACATACGACCACTGGAGAGACATGAATACTCAATTTAAATTATTTATTGATGCACTAAACAGTGTTGAGTTTAAACCCACTGATGATGAAGGGGAGCAACAAGTCAAAGAGATTCCCAGTTACATCGTAAGAATGGGGCAAGTCACACTTAAAAAAACCATTCACCCGCACTCACCTATAGTAGCAAACGTTCTTCGTGCTAAATATATTAAAAGAGAACTAGAAGATATAGTCGAGTCGGGGTCGTTCAAAGAATACTCTAAAGAAGGTAAGCCAACAGGAGACAGCGGCTACATAGATGAAGCAAACACAGAATATATTTCTGTTCTCGAACAATTAAAAAGGGATATTGCTGATTTATCCGATTCTGGAGAAAACCCATTTGTTAGGGGTAGTAATATAGGTATTGACCCAATACTTTCTATCGTTTTACAAAACGAAGAATTCCCCTTATTACTTTCTGAAGAACAGATACAAATTAATGTAAATAATTTAGTTAAAATCTTAACTGGGGAAATACCAGAAGAAAACTTAGAATTTACAATAGATACTATAGAAGATTACGCTAAAACTATACGAGACGATTTAAAAAATTATCAAGTAATTCAACGGGACGTATATCACTTTGCTATCATGGATGGTCCAGAGGTTTCTCTAAAGCAGGTAAATTTTAAAGATATGGAAAATGCAGCATTTAAAATAGATATTGCTAAGTGGAGCGGTGATAAATACGAAATAGAAGAGGAGGAATTTTCATCTTATACTGAATTAATAGAATATATTAATGATAAAACAAATATTTTAATTAAAAGTTTGGTGAAGTTATTTGATGTTGACGCTTGGGCTAAAACACTTGCTGATGAAAAAGAGGACCCTACATATTCTATAACTTTTCCCGAACGTAGATTAAAAGACCCACGGGCAATCGGTGGTGGGGTCGTGATTCCTGCTTATAGAAGGGCTGAAGTAAAAGAAGTAAAAGAAAACCTACAAGACCTATCTGAATCAATTAAAACGTACTACTATGAAGGTCTAACTAAACAAAATGTCATGTTTAAGGATTTACCTGAATTTGTTAAAACGCCCCAGTATCAGGCTTTAGAAAGAGAATTATCTGGAGACATTACTGCTAAAATGTCGGCGGTTTTATCAACAGGTAAGGCTACCCCACGATATGATGTAGAGTTATTTTCTAGCCTTAACGGGTTTATTTTAAAGTTAAACAGAGGGGACTTGGGAAGTTACACTAAAATCATACATGGCGAATGCGAGAATTTTATTAACTCTATCCTTAATTTATACAGACCTCTTGAGAGAGACGAGATAAAGAGTATTAAAAATAATTTAAGTGTTGTGTTTGGGAGGCTTCTACATGGATTGTTCGAAGATTCTAATGAGGATTACGAACCTGATAAATTTATGGGTAGAACTCTACAGTATTGGGATAATAAGTTTGAAGACATACTGGAACGTACTGGTAAGTCACCAACCCTTTCGTTTGTTAAATTAGGAAGAACACTAGAGAATCCTAAGATTAAAGAATACATTTTAACCGGCACTACTATGAGCAAAACAAATAAAGAAGGTGCTGCAACAGATAATACTTCTACGAAGGCTATAAGGAATGTAGTATATGAAGGCCCTAATAGTTTAATGAATAATTTAGTTAGAGCCAGAGAAAATTTAGGGGCTTTAGATGACCAATTTAAGAAAGCACTTATGACCTCATATGACCTAATCCGTAAAGGTAAAAAATTACCTATCCATGTAGGATTCTTAGATTCTAATTCGTATTCTGATAACGCCTATACTATTGCTACTATGGAACGCATTTATGGCATAGATATATATGCAACAGACATTGATGTTATTATTAAATCTCAGAACACTACTAAAGAATTAGTAAGTTATTTGGGCCTACCCGAAGAAATGGTGTATCACATAAGGGGGTTGTATAGATGGCTATAACTGTCTCAAATAAAGTTATTTCCGAGGCAGAGTTGCTGCAATTATACGCTGAATCTTACCCTAAATATAAAAACAAAAAGAAGGCTAATGGTCAAGACATGCCAAGCACTAGAACTCCTAGAGCGGCACAAAGCGTATTTCCTCCATTAAGTAGACAAACCCCGGATGGTTATTACGTTGCTATGGATGGAGATATTTTAGCAGGTTGGGCTGGGTGGAAAAAATTAGATGGCAATACATATCTTACTGCTGGTTCGGCAACAATGCCTGATTATAGAAAACAGGGAATACAAGAAATATTGTGGTCTAAAAGAGATATAGTTTTTGGAGGTGCTGCGGTTATTGCTATGGCAAATAATAGCCAACGTAAGTGGGTTAATTTTGTAGGTAAGTTTTATCCGAAAGCAACAGTAGATTTACTTCCCGATGATATACAAACGCAAGTGCAGGAAGCATTAGATTTTTATGAGGAACAAGGTAAAAATCCTAACATATTTTACAGAGGCCCCACTGAGGATAGTGCCATGCAAAAAGCATGGGTTGTCATTAAGGGGGAGTGATTATGTTTTTTGATATTATTAAAAAGGCTTCGGATAATTCAACGATGGATGCTGAATATTCTAAATTTAAGCAACTTATTAATAAAGTAAAAGGGGTCAGAGATTCTATACAAAAAGAGACAAATGAAATATTTGAGGGGTTAAAAGATGTTGTGGCCGGCGACCCTATAGCGTTTGATGAAGCAATGGACACTCTAATATTATGGCTACACAACTATAGCGATAGGCCGATAACTGAGGCTCAGAGAAACATAATGTCAATATTTTACGGTGACGAATATAGGCCAAGTTCACACGACAAAACTCTTTCTGCGATATCTGCCCTACTTTTGCAAAAAGAATATTTACATAAACCTTACCGCATATTCAAAATATTTACTCTTGAAGCGGTTAGGGGCACTTGGACTGAAGATATTGTAAATCGCAATTTACTTCATATTCTTGAAAATACAGAAACGTCAGTCAGTGAAAGGGGTATACTACATTTTCTAGGCGCCCAACTACCTGATGGCGACGGAGAATTTAAAGATTTAATAGGGCAGATTGATGATTGGTATTCTGCTCTATATAATAAAGTTAAAACTACGTCCGATGTAGATTTACTGGGTTCTTTTTTTGTGACGTGGAAGGATGACCCCACACGAGCAGCAAAAGCGTTAACACCATATATTACTAAATTCAGGGACCTTTTATTTCAAGAAATAAATCAATATCTTAATAAGTTGATTTCTGCTGAAAAAAAGTTAATGGACGTATTTGAAATTATAACACAACAAGTAAAAAAGATGGATGACTTATTTGGTAATCTAAGAGACATAGGTGCTGAAGTTAAAGTAGGTCGGCGGACGACCTCCGAAGATGATTACGATGGAATAACAATTACAATGGGAGAATATTTTTTTAATACATCATTGCCGAGATTACTCAGTCCAGAAGATTGCCCTACGCTGCAACACAAACCAACTAAAAGTCAGATTTGCATACAACAAGACCGTGGACACTATCGTAATATCCCTCAAGGGCCCATGTTTGATACTATATTTACTATATTCGCCCTCCTTGCGTCTCGACAAAAAGGTGTTGTGCCCCTTCTAGATTATTTTATATATCTTACAGATTTAGGCATAAATACTGAGGCACACTATTCAGAACATTTAAACATAGAGATAACTGGAGCAACTAAATCTCAGATTACCGCTTTTAGGCGAACTGTTGAGCACTTCAAAGGATTGCGGCTATTTAACTTTAGCGAATCTTCCTCACGAATTAGGACTAAAACATTACCTCCTATTAATACATTTATAAATAGATTTCGTAGAGAAAGAAAAAGGATACAAAGATAGATTTTAAAGGGTGATTAATTGGATAATAACTTATTATACGAAATGGATTTAAAAATGTCTAAAGGTAATTTTGATTATTTTTTTACTAAGGTATTAGGTTATGAAATGGCACCCTTTCATAAACAGTGGTTAGAAGAAGTACAGAGTAGTAATAGAACTGTTATTATTTGTTCTCGTGACCACGGCAAGTCGGTTTTTTTCCACTCTTGGTGTGTATTCCAATTATGTTTTCAGGAGCCTCCATATCAAATGCTGTATATTTCATCTAATCATAAACAAACAATGGTGCATATGAAAGATATTGACCGCATGTTTACTAACATACCACAGTTAAAGCGATTTAAGCCGAGGGCTGGTTGGGCTGTAGGTGCTATGCGCTTAACAAACGGAAATGAAATACTTGAGCGTTCCGTTGGTTCACAGATTCGTGGGCTTCACCCTCAAGAAATTATTATTGACGACCCACTAAAAGAGTTCTCAATGAATGCTATTCAACGTGTAACAGATTGGTTTTGGGGTGATATGATTCCCACATTACATCATACTGCTGCTTTACGAATGGTGGGGACTCCTTTTACTTACACGGATATTTTTTCACAACTATCTGAAAACCCAGCATATGAAGTTAAAAGATACCCTGCTATAAACCAAGCAGGTGAGGCTTTATGGCCTTCCAGATGGGACAAAGATAAATTAGAACAACGTAAAATAGAAATTGG